TAATCTGTTTTTGTTAAGAGAAGAGCGGATCCAGATTGATAAACACTTGTAGGGAGTAAAGTGGCCGAAGATGCTTTATAATCACTTCTTGTTAATAAAGTAGCAGAAACATTTTGAAATACGCTTGTTGGGAGTAAAATACTGGTAGCATTATTTAATGCTGTATAGGTTGCAAAAGAACCAGAGGCATTTTGGTAAATTGTAATTGGAAGTAAAGGAGCAATGGCTGTGTTTAATGCTGCTGGGCTTATGAAATTACCAGTTAAAGATGTATATAAAGAATCATAAAAATTACCAGTTAAAGAATTGTATAAAGATTTTCCATTTACTATATAATTTGTATTGTCTCTTACAATAGGAATAATATCTCCGTTTTGTAAAGTTTGTAAAAAAGGTAAATCTGAAAATTTGATGCTCATTATTTGATATAATTATCCTTTAATTCTCCAATGACAGTGGTATATTATTTTCTGTAATGAACCACACACTGGTTTGAGAAGCAAAATATATATTCTCATTGTCAAATGTACCTACTTTAATACCGTAGATACTTGGTAATTGAAGTCTTCTTAAAGCACTTAAGCTTTGTTTATAGCTGTCTCTAGACAATACTCCATATCCAGCCTCATTCAAAACAATAACATCTAAAAATCCATTTTGTTTTATAGGTGGTATATCAAAATATATAACATTATCTATTTGAGTAAATGTAGGAATCTCTACAGCACTGAATGAAGGGTTTATTGCAGATAATCTAGGTTCAGATGAAAAAAGATTAAAAAATGTAACACCATCTAACATGGATGGATTAGAACCACTTAAAAAGATATTAGAAATAGAGAAGAAATTCTTACCAGAAATAATAACTCTCTGAGAAGAAGAAATTGTGTTAGATAAACTAAATGTATAAGGTTTTACGTTTCTTATGTAAGGCTTCGCTTGTTTTAAGAAAAAATCGTTTACGGGTGTTATATCGTCACTTAGACTATTATTAGGATAATACATTTACTTTTATACTTATTTAAAAATTGCTACTTTAGTAGATAAAGAGTAATTTTTATACGCCCGTTTTATAAAGAAGGTACCGAGGCTTCCTAACTCTAATTATTTGGGGTATTTGATTATGCAAGGGCTTTTTGCAAAAATTCCATCTCTTCTCCAGAAGGCATTCCTAATTTAATGCCTTGAAAATTTCCTTCTGTGTTGATAAACAACAAGTTATCTTTTTTTATTTCTTTAAAATATTTTGTTTTTTTCTTAAGTGTTTTAACCAAAGCTTTGCTAAAGCGCTCATTATCTTCAAACCAATGTTTATATGAATCACTAATTTCAGCATTTCTATAAACCGTTAATATCTTTACATTTAAGTTTGAAAACATCATTCTAAAAGAATCTAAAATAGAATCTATTTCTTTTTCTAAAAAATATTTAAAATATTTTTCTTTACAGCTAATAACTTTATTGTCCAGCAATCCCCACTCCAAGAAATTTTTTACAATATTATCTATTATTACTTCCTGATACTCATTTATAGGAAATATAATAACCCTCTGAGGAATATAATATACTAGATAATCTTTAATTCTTCGACTCTCCATCTTTGCTATCTATTATAGCATCAACGAGATATTCTTCCACAATTTCTGGTGGTAATTGCATTCCAGCTTCTGATATGGTTTTGTTTAATTCACTGAAATGTTTTTTAAATTTATGTTTATATTCTAAAGCTGTTATAAGTTGTTGTTTTTCTAATCTAGAATGAATTGAAGCTTGTTGTAAACCCAATGCTTCTAATAAGGGTTCTGCAGTTGTTAATATAATATTAACAATTCTTTTGTAAAATCTATCCAAAGGAGATGTATAAGATTCACTTATAACTTCAGCTCCTATTTTATTTAAAAGATAATTTAAAACTATAGCCTTTTCTGTTTTTATCTTAGCACTTATAAGATATTCCGGTCCCTTAACGTGTTGAGTTCCGTATGGATTATAAATACAGCCACCACCCACATGAGGAGAACCACAATAAATGCACTTACCTGGTTCATCCATATGAACGTGGGTATTAGTAGGTGAATAAAGACATGGTCTTCCATAAGTTGAGGAAGAACAGTAGATGCATTGAGTTTTAGCCATTTTACTACTTAACCTCAGACTGGAATTTTGACTTGATTTCTTTTGGTGGGGTACCTATACGAACATTGATTATACCGTTATAATAATCATCTCTCATTAAAACATTACGTTCTAATTGTTCCTTTATTTCAAAGTAAGCATTTTCCCACTTAGACCCACAAGCTTTTAATATCTTAAACGTAAATTTATCCTTGCCATATTTTTCTATATCAGCATTTAATTCATTAGAAGAACTTGTATATTTCTTCCAGTCTGATTCTTTATAGTCTATACGTTTATTTTTTTTGCCCTTCAAAGGTTTGCGTTTAAAACGTGAAATACATTGTTTCTTGCCAATATATTTTCTATTTGTAACCGTATTGGTTATTTCGTATATAAATCCAAAGGTGTCTTCTTTTATTTCTACACCCTCTTCTAATATCCAATGGCCATTATCCATTATTTCTTTTTCTTTCTTAATTTCTTTTTGGATTTACCAAATACTAAAAACTCTGGTTTCTTTCTTTTAGCCATCTTAGGAAATCCAAAAATATTCATGGCATTATTAGGAGCATATGTATCACCGGAATTTATATTTGAAGGTGGGTTATATACAGCTTGTTGAGGTGTACCGAAAGCTCCACCAGCTCCCGATGCATTCATGTTCTCCATGATATTATCTATTAATTGTTGAAATCTACTTGCCATATGTTATAATTTAGTTATATTTATGGTTATAATAGAAGAAATCAAAAAAGAATTAGAAGAAGATACTAAAGTAGACGAACTAAATCTTTTAGAAAAACAATTAAGATTACCAGCTATTAAACATAAATGGGTAGCACGTCTTATAGAACAAAAAAGATATCTTTATTCTTTAGAAAAGAAAAGAAAGACTATAAGAGCAGCTGTTTATGCATCTTATGAAAGAGAAGGTATTCCTCCGGGTATACCGAAAACTGCTTTAGATAGAAAGATAGAAGAGTCCGAAGCTATTCAAAAAATAGACGAAGAGATGACTAATGCAAAATTAGTTATTGAATATTTAGAAAAGGTTGAATCTATCTTTAGGAGTATGACTTATGATCTCAAAAATATTATAGAGATTAATAAGTTGGAAACCACATGATATCATTTGCTTTAATAAACAAAAAGAAACAAATTCAAATCAGTGGAGATCTGAGAAGTATATCATTGATAAGAGAAAAATTTTCTATAGCTAATCCAGCTTATAGAAGAAACAATCCTTATATACAACCTAGGTTATATGCTATAACCCCTTCTGGCAAATTTGATGTAGGTCTTTTTAAAGATGTTATTACATTTGCTGAATTAAATCATTATGAATATAGTATTGACCCAGAAATTAAAACAATATTCAATCCCGGATTTGATAAACCAGAAATTAAAGAATTAAATTTAAAACTAAGAGATTATCAAGAGAAGTCAGTCATATCAGCTCTTAGACAAGGTAGGGGTGTTACTTTAATTCCTACAGCTGGAGGAAAAACCTTAATATGTGCTACTCTTATAGAAAGTCTAAGAGCTAATCTTAAAGACCCAGATGCTTTAGTTTTAGTTACTGTCCCTTCTTTACAATTAGTAGAACAGACCGCTAATGATTTTATTTCTTACGGATTAAAAGGAGTCACTAAATGGTCTGGTAATAATAAACCAGACCCAGAAGCTACTATAATAGTAGCAGGTACTCAAATATTATTAAGTGAGAGTTCAGATTTATCCAAATTAGCTGACGTTAAAATCTTATTAATGGATGAAGCTCATTCCTTAAGGAAAGGAAATCAACTTAATAAGGTTTTAAATTTTATTAATACGGATTATAAATTTGGATTTACAGGTACAATGCCACCTTCTGAAATAGATCAATGGAATATTATAGGTAAATTAGGTCCTATAACCTTTGAACAGAAGACAGACGATCTTAAAAAACAATCTCATGTATCAGATTTTAAAATAGTTATTTTAAATATAATTCATAACACCCGTCCATCTACCTCAGATTATTCATCACCCACTGCAGCTTATGAGAATGAATTAGATTTTCTTATAAACAATAGTAGAAGAAATGAAATTATATCCCGATTAGCAACCAAATTAGAAAATAATTCTCTTATAATGGTAGACCG